AGATAACGGACACAATAGTATTAAAGTGTTTGATCTTGATTTTAATTTTATACGAGAGATAAGTTCACCTAATTTATTCAATAATACTAACACAGGGGAATTAGTTTCAATTGTAATCGATCAATATTCTAATACTGACGAGTCTGTGTATGGTTATATTTTATCTTCTAAAGGAAAAATTATAGAATATGATGTAGTTAATAATACAGTAGACCACAAAGCACCACATGCTTTATTTGATTTTTATGATACTAGACTGTATACATTATCTGGGTTGAATGAAACCGATAGCTTTAAAAAAATAGTTAATAGTAAAGTAATAAAAAATATTTTATATATTTGTAATAACGGTAAAATATACAAATATTATAAGTCTAATTTAAATCAGTATATAGGGGTATTAGATTTAACAATTGGTAATTCTGGTATAAAAATAAGTGGTAAGAGCGGTGAGCAGCAAATATTATCATTCGATACTACAGCATATAATGGTAAGGAGTATGTGGCTGTTACTACAAAAGTTAATTCTTCTGACAGTTCTGACCAGAGAGTATCAACGTACGTGTATCAAGATGAGCATATTACAACTAAGCTTTATAGTGAGAATTTATATACTAATTATTTTACTCTATCTGACATTTTAGTTTTACCGCAAGAAATCGTTAATAATATAACTTTTAATAAGACAACAAAAAAGTTAATTTATAATCATTATTCTTTATTTGAAAATTTAAATAAGAAAGTTTATAGTTATTATAATACGGCTAGTGGTTATGCCGCTGTTCCAACTTTATGTACAGTAAACTATCATGAATTTACTAAACCAACAAGCTTTAATGAAGATAGTAATTTATATATAGGTGTCAATGAACCGCTTTTAACAGATGTTATTAATAGACCATTAAAATTATTATACTCTCAACAAGAGAGCTTATTCGGTCTAATTAAAGAAGAAACTCTTAATAGTAATCCTCCTGATAATGTTGCTATTAGATTACCTGCTAACACTGAGAGTTTTCCTAATGTTCTACAAGTAAAATCTAACAGCTCCTCTTCTGTTACAGTCTCAGCTGGAGATACAATTACAATGACTGTTACTAGGACAAACGTTTTGTCAAGTTTACCAGGTTGTAGTTTTAAATATTATACTACGTTGGACTCTACTACTCCAATATTGTCATCTGATATTACGTATATTGGTTCTGATGATAAGAGTATTGAAACGTTTGGTAGAAACGAAACAGAGAAAACTATTTATATTGACACTGTTGAATTCTTTTCTGAGGACGATAAGAAGTTTAATTTTATAATAGAAGAAAATACAAATTGTGTTGTAGATCCTGACTCTACAACAGTAACCGGGACTATAACAGGAATAGGAGATTTGTATACTATTAGTATGTCTGCTACAACTCTCTCTATTAATGAAGGTTCAACTGGTCGTGTTGGTATAAAAAGATATCTTACAGATAACGTTCAAGGTATACCAACTCCAAATATTGAGTCTTCAGTAAATATTAAAATTGATCCTACTATTGCTGCCTTAGATCTATATACTCCAACAGTAACTGGTAGTGATACTAAAAATGTTGTTAATGATAAATATTCGGACTTTCCATCTACGAGTGTCGGTCAACAAGTATCTGCTCGAAAAGTTGGTAGTACAAGTACCATATATTTTACTGATACTGTTACGTCTGTAGTTTTTGATATTAGTGCTGTTAATGATTTAGCAGAAAGTAGAAATAAGAATCTTACAGTGTTTATAGATAACCCTTCAGATGGATCTACTATAGGTACAGCATATCAAACGATATCTCTTGATCAGGAATATAAGAATACGTCTTTACATCTTTCTGCTATTTCAGCTGCGGAGTTTGGCTATACTGTACCTGGTACAGATAATATGTTAAGTTGTGTTAACATATGGTCGGCTTTATCTGGTGATACAACATATCAAGAATACTCTGCCACTAATCCGTTTACTGTAGAATTTACTGTCAATGCCCCTTTATCTGTATTTTCTGTATCAACTGTATCTGCTGCTCTTCAATTTGATCCAACAACAGATTCTATGGTGTATAATAGTAATCAGCTTAATGTTAAGGTAGAAGGTGTAGGTGGCACTATTGGTGATGCGAGTGCTTTATTAATGGGTAAAGGCGGAGATGGTGGGCACGGAGCTCTTTGGCTCTCTGGGAGTGATTTTACTGATACTGGAGATATTAGTGCATCGTATTTCGCTGGTGAAGATGGCGGACCTGCTATTGATGTTAGTACATATTTTAGTACAGTTTCTGTATTCAATGAAGGGTTCATTTACGGTGGATCTGGTGGAGGTGCAGGAGGAGTATTAGGTGTTAGTGCTTCTAATGATGCTTTAGTAGCAAAACTTTCAGCTGGTTCTGGTGGAGGTGGTGGCGCTGGTATACATGCTGCTAATTATGGTGCCGGTGGTTTAGCTGGAGTAGAATCAGTTGAAGGAGATGAGACTGATACGCTAATACAAATTGCAAACTTTAGGCATGTGTTTGTCAATAATGGATCAGCTGCTTCTGAAGGATATGGTAATGCAGGTGCAGGAGGAGGATATAGTACCTTTAGTAATACTACTAATGCAAGCTATCCAACTATAGCTGGTACAGGCACTAGTATTCTGGATCATTTACAGCTGTCTGGTCTTTCAGGAGGTAATTTTGGATTATCTGGTCAAGGAGATACGTACGCCCAAGGTCATGCTACTGCAGCGCCAGATAGCACCTGGGCAACCGTAAGCGGTGAGTATGGTTTACGACAAGGTGGAGATGCTGGTTATATTGTTTATGGTTCAACTCAAGTGCTAACAGGAGGTAATATAGGGGATGGAACATATCAAGGTAATATAACTAATATTACAGTGTCTTAAATAAGTAGAGGTCAATAAGTTACTTAATAAATATTAGCATGAAGTTCAGTACTAGTGCTCAATCAGCGCTTGCTTTATCTAAAAATTATGCAGAAGAGTTTAAATGTAGGTATACAGGTACTGAACATTTACTACTTGGATTAATTGATTGTGAAGATTCTTTTTTAGAACAAACTTTTAATACATTAAAGGTAGATTCAACCAATCTCAAAGATGTAGTAGTTAGTATTCTTAATATAGAAGAGAATAGTAAATTATTTAAACCTGGTAAATCTCCTAATTTTACACCTAGAGTTTTTCGTATAATTGATTTTGCAAAGAACTTAGCAGAGAAGCTTAATAAACAAACAGTAGATGTTATTCATTTATTTTTATCTTTGTTATATGAAAATGATGGAGTTGCTACTTCTATATTACTTGAGTATGGTTTAAATTTTGATAATGTTAAGAATGCAATACAACAAGAATTAGGAGATATTGAGACTGGTGATAAAATTTATTCTAATTTACCGGAGAGTTTAGAATCATATTTTATAGATTTAACTCATCAAGCGGCGACAGATGAGTTACAGAGTACATTTTCAAGAGATGCTGAATTCGAGAAGATATATTTAATATTAGGTAAGAAGCATAATACTAATATTATTATAACAGGTGAGCCTGGAGTAGGTAAACGATCAGTTGTTTACGAATTAGCGAGAAGAATAACTAAAAAGTTAACTCCATTACACTTACAAAATAAAAGAATATTAGAACTTAAACTTAAAACATTAATTAGTGGTACAAAGTTTAGAGGAGATTTCGAGGCACGAATTGATATACTTCAAGACTATTTAAAAAATCATAAAGATGTTATTTTGTTTATTAATGATATCGCTCTTATTACTCGTATAGATGGTACATCTAATATTGAAGAATATTTTAGTGAGTTGTTTAGTAGTGATGATATTAATTTTATAGGTACATGTACAGCAGATGATTATAAAAAATATATAAACGATATTACTACTATTAGTTCTAATTTTGAGAACATTGTTGTAAAACAAACAAGCATATCTGAAACGACAGGTATACTTCATAAAATGACACCCTTTTATGAGAAGTTTCATGATGTTAAATATCAAAATAATATAATAGGAGATATAGTAAAACTGTCTAGTAGATATATTACAGACAAAAGCCAACCATCTAGTGCGTTAGATTTGTTAGATGAATGCGGTTCTTTTATTAAAAATCAATCTGGTAATACATCAGAAAAGTTAATACAGCTACAACAAAAACTTGAAGACGTTCGAAAGCAAAAAATATTAAGTGTAGAGAGTTTTGATTTTGATGAAGGCTTACGTCTCAAGAAACGAGAGACAACATTATCAAATAAAATAAAACGAGATTTAGCTGCAAGTAAAAAGGATGAATTTGATAAAATTATAACCGGTGATATTGTTAAAAGTATTCTGAGTAATAAAACTGGTATACCTGTTACAGATATAAATGGTAGTAATTTACCTGACTTAAAATCTGTAGCTAGTTCTATAAAAGAAAAATATGTCTCCCAACACAAGGCTATTAACTCTGTTCTTTATCATTTTAAGAGAGTGAAAACCGGACTACAAGATCCAGGTCGACCATTAGGTTCGTTTTTGTTCATTGGTCCTACAGGCGTAGGTAAGACGTATTTATGTGAATTAATAGCTGATCATTTTTTCTATAATAAACAGAACTTTTTAAAAATAGATATGTCTGAATTCATCGAACAGCACTCAGTTAGTAAACTTATCGGTTCACCTCCTGGTTATGTTGGATATGGGGATAGATCTATATTATGTGACTTTGTTAAAAATAATCCTTATTGTTTAATATTATTAGATGAGATTGAAAAAGCTCATCCTGATGTTGTTAATATCTTTTTACAGGTATTAGACAAAGGTGAACTTACAGATAGTGTTGGTCGTAAGATTAATCTAAAAAATTGTATTATTGCTTTTACGAGTAATATTGGTTCTGAATTATTTGATAAAGAGTCTATTGGATTTGGTGATACAGCTGTTAGTTCTATGGATTTAGAAATGTCATTGCGTAAGTTTTTTAAACCAGAGTTTTTAAATAGATTAGATGAAATTATTAAATTTGAACATTTAATAGAAGAAGATATATATAATTTAATTGATATTGAGACAAAAAGATTTTCGACAAAGCTAGAAGAAAGTAATAAAATAAATTTTGTATTAGATGATTCAGCTCGTGAGCATATTGCTTCGCAAGGATATAGCCGAAAGTATGGTGCGAGGTTCTTGAGAAGGTTCTTTGAGAAAAATATTGAAGTAGAGGTTGCTTCAATGATAATACAAAAACGAGACAAACCAGAAAAAATTACTTGCAAATTAAAAGATGATAGGTTAATATTTGCGTCATGACGGCATATAAATTCCTTGTCAAGGATATATACACGAATGAGAAGAGAGAGTTTGAGCATGTGTTCGAAACTACCGACTCTCGTCTTGCTCATAAAGAGGGTATGCGCCATATTAAATATGAAGAAGATATTGAAAAGGTGTATACAGATCAATATAAGAGTGCAGCTGTAGCCTCATATGATCGTTTAGTTTATGATAAAAGGAAAGGATTCTTAGATTAATGAATGATACTGGAGCAAAAATTCTAGAAGCGCTACACTCTATCTTTACCGGAGAAGAGAAGAAAGC